GTAATGGCATACGATATACGTTTTCATCAAAATGAGTGATAACGATACGTCCTGCATTGTTAGTTCCAATTCCATCTAAATATCTATTTGCAAAGAATTTTGGTGTAGTGTTGTATCCAGCATAAGTGGTTGCTAAGTTTAGTTCTAAGTAATTCTTTACTGATTGTGCCACAGTTAATGCTCCAGCAGTTGCTGCTGTTTGCATAGGTTGTGATAAAAATGCGAAGAAATCTAATGGGCATATAATATGGTTAGGAGAAAATTGCCCATCATATTCCATACCTTTAATCATCGCTAACATTTGAGTGTTAAACACTTTCAATAATTCTAAAGGTGTAGCAACTTCCCACTTAACTCCTGCTGTTAATCCAACAGCAGCATCATCAAATTCAACAGTAGTGATAGATGTGTTATTAAATAACCCAAAACTATCAGTTACGTTTTCAAATCCGAAGAAAGCAATTTGGTCTAATTGACGATTGTAGTGCATACGCACACCTTCATCAAACATTCCAAGCATATCTAAACCGATTTGCCCATATTTTAATTGGTCTAAGAAACCTAATCCTACAACCCACCAATATGGTCTTACACGAGTAGTCATCTTTTCAATTTGAACTTTAACTAATTGTCCAACGTTTGCATTACCAGATGCAACTTGACCACTTAAATCTTGTGTTGAATAGTTCATACGGAAGAATGACGCATTTTCTAATGCTCCACCACCGTAGAATACTGGCATATCTTGATACCAGAAGAAACGATATAAAGGTTTTTTAATGATAGCATCAATTCTTTCCAACGCATTTGCTTGGAATAAACCACTTGCATCATCTTTTACTAAAAATCTTGAAGCACTATCAGGATTGAATTTCGCTTCTAATTCTCTTTGAGCAGTTAAAAACTTCTCTTTAATTGACATATTTTGTTCATTTGAAATAAAATTAAACATATTTTTCTACCTGCTTCCCTTACATATCAAATTCAACAAGTGCAACTCTACCTGTTTCGTGAGAGGCATCTGCTAAACCTGTATAACTTAATGGCGACATTGCTCCTGATGCAAATTTCGCATTTGTTACTTTTACGTTATAGTAAACTACTGGAGTTGTACCAGTTGTATCTTGTGCTGCTTCAAACCCACCTACTGGTAAGTAAGTTTTTGTTGCGTTTGCTACTAATTTAATCCAAACTGCTCCACCAATCGCTGGTGCTCCAATTTGAACGGGAACAAAAATTGCCCCTTTTCTTAATACTGAAATGTTATACTCAGTGGGGTATGTTGATATAATTTGAGGTGAACCAACAACTCTTGTTTGTTGTCCTACTGCATCATATACTGCAATACCAAAGATTTCTCTTGTTTCTGCTGCTCCTAACGTATCCTCAGTTGCACTAATTGCTTGAACGGCAATCGTTCCAGTATCCCCTGCTACTTCTTCTAACGCTGTTCCGAACTCAATCGTTTTTCCTTTTTTTGCTTGACGTGTTATTACAAGTTTCCAGCCTGATTTTCCAATCATACCTGGCAATAAACCACCTTCTGGTTTATAAACTTCGCTAATTCCACTTGACCATTTAAAAAATGCCATAATTTATTTTTCCCCTTCCTTATTTTGAGTTTTCAGCGATATACGCTTCAACTTCATTTTTCACTGTTGCGTCTTTTTCGCCTCTAACAAATTCGTCGTAGTTTTTGTTTTTATGAGGATTAAATTGACGATAATAATTTTTTAATTCTAACTCTTTTTGAGCCATTGTTTTTTCTGCCACTTTAAAATCTCCTTTTTCATCTTTATTTTTAATTGTGGTTAATGCTGTATCTCCGACTTCATCATATCCCATAAACTTAAAGAACTCTTTTTTCCAAGTAGTGTTAAATTTAGTTTTATCTTCTCCATCAGGTAAAGCATCAATAATAAGTCTTTGTTCCTTAAAGTATTTGTTATCTTTAACAATTTCCTTTATAGGTTCAGGTTTAACATCGGCAATAGGTTCTTCAACCTTTCCCTCATCGTTGGTAATCGTTTGAGTTGCAGTAGCATACACTTTCTCAAGGTCATCGTCTTGAGGAACGATTGTAGTATCTTCTACTACCGTCGCTTCTTCGATTTTTTCCTCAACTATATCTTCTACAATAGGTGTTTCATCTTTAACTTCCGTAACTACTTCTTCAATAGTTTCTTCATCAAAAGTGTAAACATCTTTACCAGCGATTACTCCAACTTGTTTAATCCTAAACAATTTTTGTAACCAACTTTGTTTTTCCATTTTGTTCTCCTTTTCATTTCTAATGGTATCTTCGTCAACGATTTTAGCCACACCTGCTCGTCCTCGTTGAACCAATGAAATGTGATTATACACAATATCTTTTTGATATAGTGTTTCGTTTTCTTCATCATACCCATAATCACAAGTATAACCCAAAGATAACTCTGTTCTTTCTCCATTCAAGATTTGGTCTTTAATTCCCTCATCTTGAACAACGATTGTGCCTTTGATGTAATCTCCATCTCTATACACATCACGAACAAATCCTTTACTCAACGAACTATGATTTTTCGTATTTACCCACTCATTGGGGTGGTTAAAAGTAAAAGGTTTGTTTTCAAGGGTTCGCAAAGATGCTTCATTAAAAACATCTTCTGCTTTCCGTTCAACATCTATTGTTGCTTTTCCAGCGATGTTAAACTTCTTCAATGCGTGTGAAATCTCATTTGCGTTGTAACGCTGAGTTCCAATTCTTCCCAAGATAGCGTTTTTGCATACAAGATAACCATTTTCGTCTATGAAACGGTTATCAGAAACTTGGACAATCGTAGAGAAATCAAAACTATCTGTAATTAAATGTTTATCCATTTCATCACTTCTCTTTCTGACCTATCTTCATTTTTAGTGGCTTTCCTTTTTGTTCGGTGTGGTCGCCACCTTTGCTCATTCCACCAAGATGTTGTTCGCTATAAGCAACTTGTTCTTTTTGTTGTGCTTTTGCTAACTCAATTTGCATATCGAAATATCCGTAACCGTTCACTGCTTTCGCTTTTAACGCATCACTAATATTATGGAACACATCTCTTGGGTTAGTAGCAACATCAGGTAATGAACTAATCGCACTTTCTAAATCAAGTAATCCTGACTTATATGCTTCGTTTAATCCATCAACCATAATCTTGATAGTTTCAGCAATCTCTTTTTCAGTAGGAATATACAAAGGCTTAAACTTAAATGTCCACGCTTTAGGTATCTCCTCACCAAAATAAGATTTATGTATAATTGGAACTAATCTATCATATACTTCTCTTAAAAACATTTCTTGAGTATCTTTAACAAATATCTCACTATCTTTTTTAATTTGTTCGTCATTATTAGACGATACTCCAAATAATACCGAAACAGAAACTTTCAACGCTGCTGCGAATTCATTTCGTAATGTTGCAACAATATCGCTAACTCCAGCCATCGTTCCTTGAACGTTAGTAAACTCATCATCGGTAGATAAGAATAATGTATTGTTTGTTTGTAATCCATAAGCAATCGCTTTTAACTTCGCTTGTATCATTTGTAAGAATTGTTTATTTGCTTGACTTGAACCAACAATACCATCAATTTGAACTACATATTGATTTAACTTATTAACTAATGAAATAGCACTACCCATACCATTGTTGTATCTTACTAATACTTGATACACAACTTCAAGTAAACTATTTCCCCAATAATTATCAACACGTTTTTCAATAAAAGGTAAATTCGTAGAATTAAAGAGAAATAGCCTACTTCTATGAACTTTAAATCGTTCACCATTATGTCCATCAAACCAAACATAGAAATATTCAGGTTCTCCTAAATAGATTGGACTAATTCCATACTTGATGCATTTCTTAATATCTTTTAGTAAGTCCCCCGTTGGGGCAATACCAAACCATCTATCAACAGGTTTGATACCGATAAAATCACCTTGTGAAATCGTATCCAAGTCTAATGGTTTTTCTAATACGCTTTTGTTGGTTTGGTCTTTAATCATAATTAAACCACCAGCACCACCATACGCAAACCCTTGATACATCATATTTCGTAAGGCTTTATCGTGTTTTTGTCGTTCTGCTTCTAAAATCTCAATTCGTTCACTATCAATATTGTTAGAATAAATATCAATTCCGTTAATCAACGGCATCATTGAATGGTATTCTAATGCTTTTCTAAAGAATGGTTCTGACCTAACAGCAGCATCAATCTTGAAAATATCCCAAGTAATTGACCTTGTGTTAGTAAATACCGTTCCATTTAGTGGGTCGCCTGTTCCAAACCCAAGATTTAACATTGGATTGGAGAAAGTGTCCTCAACTAATCCAGTAAAATCACTATCCAACGTTATTGAGGGTGTTCCAAATGTCGAGGAATTGCTCAATTTGTTGTTCATCTGTGATTGTTCCTTTTTGTTCTTGTTTGAGGGATAATATCTTTTGCTCACCTACAAAATCTCCTTTCCAGTTTTGAATGTTTTTAATTACTGTGTTCACATAATAACGTAAGCAATCGCAACCGTGGTCTTTAATCTTCATAGGAACTTCAAGACCTTGTTCTAACTTCTTACTATCTAACACGTAACTCATTATTTCGTCTATTAAATGAGTATTCTTTCTATTTATCATTATCTTACGTTTACCATTACCACTTGGTGTGGCAAACCCATCACGAACCAACCAAATTCCAAATATTTGTTTATCTGGGTTTTTATCAGTTCTTGCCTTATCATCATCTTTACGATTAGAAACCGTATTGTCTGCTCTAATTACATTGATACCTCTTGAATATAACTCATTGATAAATGGTCTTGCAGAGGGGTCAACAATTACAGCAACGTATTCTCCATTTTCTCTACTTTGAATTACCTCATCTACCATCTCAGCGTATAACGCATTGGTTGGTGTTCTTGGGTCTTTTGCTGGTATGAAGCGTATTTCACGTTCGACATAAACAGTATTGTCATCATCTTGTGTAATATCAAGAATAACAAAGTCATTTGCCATTCCATAGTCAATACTTAAATATCTTGGTAATCCAGTTTGATTAGGTAAATCTTCATCATAAATATTACTATCGCTAAATGTATCCCATATTGCACCATCTACTGATGCCCGAAGTCCTAATATATCTCTTTTATATCGAACACTACCAACTTCATATTCACTTTCAACCTCTTCAACCATTAAAGCACTAACCGATAGGTTATCTCTTAATGTGAAGTGATGGTATCTATAGTATAATCCATTTCGAGTTCGATTAGGATTAGCATACCATTCAACAAACTCTCTAAAATGAGATGGTGAACCACCATTTAACTCATCTTGGTATCTTTTGTTGATGTTTTTCTCTTTACGCATATATTCGGTATGTGCTAATGTATTCTTATTAAATAATTCTTCTAATGTTTGAACTTTATAATTTTCAAAGTATTTATCACGTAATTTGCGAACTTCATTAACTCTACGTTCTTCAATCCCCGCATAAATTAACTTATATTGGGTTAAGTAGTATCTTTTTTGTTCTTTATACCCTTTAATTTCATCATCTTTTGCAATTAAAGGATTTTCATAAACCTCATAGTAGTTAGAACTAACCCCTAATGGGTTTTGAGTGTGAATGATTTTACGCCATTTAGACGATATTGTTCTTTCAGCACCTTCTTTAATTGTGTTAATGTGTTGTTGGATAGCCTCATTAGCATAATGCGAACCATAACTAAATCCACGAAATGCCTCACTATCTCCATTATCTCGTCCTGCAAAGAAGTGTAATTCCTTTTCAAACCCATAAAAGTCTAAAAACCGAAACACTCTACGATTATTCTCAGTTGTCATCATTCCGTGAGGTAATAGGTATTGTAAACCAAATCCATCACTCACAGCAACGGTTCTAATTGCGTGGTCAACCGTAGTTCCTGTAACCAAATGATATTTGTCAGGGGCTAACATTAAGTAATTAGCGTATGCCCATAAGGCAATAACATCTTTCCCTCCACGCTTTCCACCTTCAACGGTAATGTGTGTTGCGTGTATGGATAAAATATCTTTAATTAGTAATTTTGCTTTTGCACTTTCGAACGTATCTTGCCAATAATCAATATTATAGCCTATACCATATTGAATAATCTCACGATACTTATCCATTTGTTGTTGGGTTATCGGTTTCTTTGTTTCAAATAAAACTGCCACCTACAAATATACCTACCTTACTGCATTTTTTTGTCTAAATCTTTTCCAACCTTAACAAATGCGTTATCGCTACCAGTGAGTTGTTCTAAGATGCTACGAGTTTGAGTGGTATCTAAATGTTTATGTTCTATCTTAATAGTGTCATCACTTAATCCACCTAATTTAGCAAGTTCTTTACTTGCATCAATCTTATCTTTAATCTTTACCTTAGGGTCATTGATAACATTCTTATAAAACCCTAAGATACTTGTTCTTAACTGTTCCTTATCTCCTAATGCCTCAGCCATCAAATCTAAATGTGCTTGTTTCATAAAAGGATTATTCATTATAGTGCGACCATTACGAATAGCAACACCTTCCATTATCTTATCGTGGAATGTAAATCCACAACGCTTACCATCATCATTTAATTTAAAGTAACCATACTTATCTAAATCTTTTTCTTTCACATAAATCATCAACCACGCCATTTTAGGATTGTCATATAAATAACAATCAAATTGTTCATCATACATATCTGAAACAAGTAACATCAACATATGTTTTTGTTGTGAATGTAAGTTCTTATACGATTGTGGAACTTCTATATACTTATTTTTTATTTTCATTGTAATCTCCTTCCCTATGAATTTATCTCTATTGAACGTTCTTACTCTTTTTACCAAGAATGGATTTTCGGCGACTAAGTAGTCAAACACATTAAATGTTTCAATCTTATCAATCTCACTTTGTTTTCTACCAAAGATAAAGTTCTTTGTTTTTTGTTTTCCAAAGTATCTCTCATTATAAATCTTTATAAATTTCTTACTAACTTCTACCTTCATATCAAGTTCCTCCTCACCTTAAAAATTGCCCACGAAGGGATATTCTCCTTAGGAGGCATAGGAAAACAACCCCTCTAATATTACAAATACATATTTTCATTCATTTTCAAATGAAAACGTTTTCATATTTTAGTAAAGTTATATTATTCTTTAAAAATGAAGATAATCGTTATATATTTAAAATATTTTCGGCACTTAGTTTTATATACCGTATATTTTTAAAAAATACCACTACTCTTATACTAATATGATACACCAAGTTAGTTAATAAGCCAATGCAATTTCACACTTTTTAAAAATAGTGCATAATTGCATATCAAAGCATTGTCGCAAATACTATATAATAATAACGACAAATATTGTGTTCATCAAAACAAATACATAGATTTTGCGATTACTTAACGAATATTTCCTACTTGTTAAAATAATTTAAACACCCTAATTCCGTAACAAATGTTACAGAAATCGTGTACTTTCTGTCC